TGTTCCCTGTGATGGTTGTGGTGGAAGCGTGCGCATAATTAAAGTGCGAACGCCTGTTTCGGGATCCAGCAGGTAGCTCCCGCCTTGACCACTGTGTTCATCTGCCATGGTAAATGGAGAGCGTGGTTAGGTTTTAGCGTAGCCCGAAAGCATCACTGACTTAAATCAGCAAGCTGAGTGCGATATCGAATCTCAAATTCGCAGGAGATCACACCAGCTGGCTGGTCTGCTTCCAACAGCTGATAACTAGTCTGAGCTGGCTGCACATCGATCGCATATCCCCCCAACGTAAGGTCAGACATCATTTTGCTATGCAGAGATTCAATTGTGTCGTCTGCGGCCTGATCAGGGACCAAGGCTCTTTCAAATACAACAATCCTTACTCTTAAAGTCCAGTCAAGCGTTGGCAAGCTGGTGTTCTGAACTGGGTCATCAGAAACAGGCTCAATAACAATTGCAGGTGACTCTGCCCTGCTCATTGGCTCCACACGACTTCTATAAATCCTTGTTCCTACCCCAGCAGTGCCTGTGAGCACAGTCTTGATGGCAGCAAGGATGTTTTCGCGCTTTGTGGTCATTGAATTAATCCTTCATCAACATCACACGCATAATCTTGCCATCATCAAGCAGCATTGGCTCTCGTACCGTATAAGCAACACTATCGACAGTCATCGTGTCGCCCCGCGTCACAGATGAGAAATCAGAAGTCTTGACCACTACTGCATAATCAGTAGTCAGGACCAATCCATCCTCAATAATTTCGTCTGGCGATTGAAAGTAGCCAACACTTGTTGTTGATCCTTGAACGACTGGAACCGTAAAGCCAGGCGTATCAAAAAAAGCGTCGAGATCTTCTGTAAATGAAATTGCCATAAAAAAAAGACCCCCGGATTACCGGGGGCTATGAAACAAATCAGCCGTACTTAGGAGCTGCAAGGCCAAGGACGCTAAGCGCACCTGCACCTGTTCCACCCGCGACTGTCACGACACATTTGATGAATCGCTGGGTCTCGTCGCTGTTGACGATCAGCTGTTCAACTAATGCAGTGTTTGCAGTAGTTGTAGTAAACGCAGCGCCAGAAACATCGGTGTAAGTGCCGCCTGTAGTGTCGCATTCAGTCAGCTTTACCGCGTAGGTAACGCCTGAACCGCCTGCCTCGGCATCAAGACTAAGAGCGATATCGCCCTCATAGTCCTGCAGGTCAACTGCAGAACCAGTCTTGGTTGCTGTAGTTACATCATTCGCGATGAATGTGAGCAGAGTCGTGGCTCTGCGAGTGTTGCCGATGCTCATTCCTTAGTCCTCTTGCGAGTAGTGGTCTTGGGCTTGGAAGCCTCTTCTTCAGAAGGCTTTTCTTTGGCTGCAGGCTTAGCCTCACAAGCTTCAACTTCTCCCTTGAACTCGACAGCTTTGCCGAGGTTGATCAAAGTTGCAGCTTGCTGGTACTCAACCTCCAAGATGGAGCCCGTCGAAACGGACTCCCCGGAGATCATTACCTGTCTCAGAATTTCAATCTTCATGAGTCAGAAACGATTGAACAAGTCACCTGTTATCAGGTGCCAAGGCAGAATGCGCCAGCTTGCTTGACTGCAATGTCAAGATCCTGCAGGGCAATGATCCGAACCGTTCCGGCAGTTGCGCCAGCGAAAGGATCAACCGTCAGGTCGAGGCCAGACCACATGCCCATGATCATCATGGAGAAGTCACCAAACAGAGCGTCGTTGTTAGCGAGCTGGTTGGAAACGATTACGGGGTAACCGTTGATCTGATCGTTTTCGTAAACGAACTGAGCGGTGTTGGAAGCCTTCTCAGTGCTCTTAAGTGCGCCACGGGCAGCAGCGTTGATGATGTAGCGCAATGAGCCAGCATCAGCATTTGCCGTTGCAACATCGGTTTCCATGCCGATGTACTCGGCGAAAGTGCCGAAGGTGCTGATGGTCTGTGAACCAATGCCGGTGGTATTGGTTAGGCCCAAAGGCTGGTTAGAAGAACCGGTGCCGTAGATAGCAGCACGGTCAATCTCAAGTGCAATCACTCGAGCCAGGTCGTTGCGGACCATTGACTCAACGCTGATGTCTGACTGAAGAAGCAGACGACGTGAGTAATCAACAAAAGCACCAACTGTCTTGGGGCTCATGTTCACCTGATCCACAGAAGGCTGTGACTCAGAAGGTGATGCAGACTCGCCAACCCAGTAAGCGGTGCTAGCAGCAGACTGACGTGGAATCGAGATGTTGCCTTGCAATCCGGTCAGCGTGGTTACGCCAGCCTGAGCAATTGCGAGACGGTTGCGGAGCAGGTCAATGAACGAACCTGAAAGCAGTACATCGTCAACAAGGTTGCCACCGGCTGTTGCTGTGCCCACGTTCAAGTCGCGGCGCAGAACCTCGTTAGGAACAACGATGCCATTAGAAGAACGCTCGTACTGCTTAGCAGCAGCTAAGCCCACTTCAATCTCAAATTCAGCCCCACGACGAGCTGAAGCATCGTTTTGGTTCGCAAGATAATTTAGAGCGCGAACAAAACTGAAGTTTTTGACTTCGGCTTGAGAAAGACCAATGTCGTTAGATGTGACATCGGTGGAGCGAATTGGCTGTTCCACTTGAGAAGTTCCGATTTTTTCGAGGAATGCAGCACGCGCTTCATCAAGAGAGTTGTCTCCATCAATGAGCTGACGCGCTAGGTCACCCATGCTGTGCTGGGTTCCCAGTGCTGAGATTGAAGCGACACGGTCCTTTTCGGCCTTTTTGGCCTCCGACCGGATCACCTCCAGGTTTGGAGTTTGTTCTTCCATAACAGGAGTAGCAGTTGGTGCGGTCAGGACCGCTGAACGATTTTCCTGTTCTGCAACAGGATCTTCATTAGCAATAGTAGTAGCTTTGGGTTGTGAGGTTTCAGGCATAGATGATTCCTTTGAAAGAAGAGAGCGTCCAATACCAATTGTGGGGTCTGCTGGAATTGAGACAAGGCTCAATTCGTGAACACTCCAACGAGTAGCAACAATTCCATCCTCTCTTTGCTCCGCATCATCGATTGAATAGCCAAACGAAATACCACGAAGAATGCCGTCTTTAACGTCATCTAAGTACTGTTTGGCAAAATCAGAGCGTGAAAAGCGAATTTGTGCATAAGCACGCTTTTGCTCATCATCTAGATAAGCCCGCTCAACAACACCAAGAACTTTGTCTGGATCGTGATTGAAAAGGAACGGAGCGCCATCGTTTAGACGCATGAAGTCAGGTGCGCCATCATCGTGGCTGAGTACTTCGTTGCCGAAATACCGTTTTACCGGATATTCCGAACTGAAAGGAAACTCAAAAGTCCGATCATCCAAATTACGGATTTCAGACGTTTCAGCACGCTGCATCAGCTCGCCAAGCATGTCGCGAGTTGCTGCCAACACTGGATCAACATCTTCTTCAACGTCAAACTCACGGATCGCAGCGATCTTGGTGAGAGTGCTGAAACGATGTCCAACACGAGTCTCTGTCTTCTCTCCGTCTCGGTAAAGACAGATCAAAGCAGCAGGATCTTCTGCTGTGCCGTTAATTGTGAACTCTGAGTCAGGAACATTGATGCTTCCATCGCGTTCAATCTGCTCAATTAATCCGTTTGCTCGACCACCAGAGCTATTCCAGGAAACATAATCTCCCACTTTTAGCTCATCCGGTGCAGCTCTTTGAATTTCAGGGTCCATAGCTTTGGTGGTGAGGGTGTCTTCGGATTGGGATGTTTTGCTCCCATTATGCCCATTTTCATGAGCACGCTCTCTGGCCTTTTTTATTCTCTCAGCGCGAGCGTCTGACCATGACTTCCCTGGATCACCTCCCCACGCCGCCCATGCAACTCGACCATTACTTGGATATCCGTCTTCTCCAGGGCTATATCCCTGCCCTTGCTTATCAACTAGATGTCTCGCGAACCAAGCTGACATTGTGATGACTGTGTCGGCAGACAGCTCATTGCCGCTAAGAATCTGAGTTGCCCTAGCTCGAGCAACATCAGTGCCACCGCCTTCTCCATCAGATTTCCAGTCGCGGTAACGCTGAGCTTCTGCCCTCATGCCTTCATTCGGCATAAGGTCAATTTCAACTCCGTTTACGTTTGCCATTAC